ACCAATGTTTGGTGTTACAAGTGTTGGGGTATTAGCAAAAACAAGTGCTCCAGTACCAGTCTCGTCTGAAATAATTCCAGCAAGTTCTGATGAAGATGTTGCTGCAAGTACGTTTAACTTATCTGTTGTTACAACAAGTGTCTTTGTGTTTGGAATGCTTGTGCCATTAATAGAGTCAGCAGTAGCCACACCAAGTGCTGGAGTTGTAAGTGTTGGACTTGTAAGAGTCTTATTTGTAAGGGTCTGTGTATTTGTTGTTCCAACTACCGCACCAGTTGCACCGTGTGCTTCTGTAAGATTGCCGTGAGTTGTAAGGTCTGAAGATGAAGCCTTAGCATCTAACTGAGTTTGGATTGCTGAAGTTACACCATCAACATAGTTAAGTTCTACGGCAGATGCTGTGAGTGATGTGCCAGCAATTTGTAATGTTGTAGCATTTACTTCTCCTGCTGAACCATAAACTACTGCTTTGCTATTTACAATAGTACCCGCTACTGAACCATCTATTAAGTTAATTTCTGTAGCGGTTGCTGTAACTGCAACATCTTCATTAATTTTTGGTGATGTTAATGTTTTGTTTGTTAGTGTCTGTGTGTTAGTTGTACCAACTACTGCACCTGTTGCGCCATGAGCCTCTGTAAGGTTTGCATGTGTTGTAATGTCTGAAGTAAGTGCTACTGTACCAGTTGCATCTGGGAGTGTGATTATATTATCTGCTGTTGGGTCTGTTACTGCAAGAGTTGTTTCAAAATTATTTGCTGTTGCGCCTTCAAATTCAATACTTGAACCAAATACACCAACTGCTGCTGGGGCTGACCACTCAACGCCGTATGTGGCACCTGAGTTTGCTGTAAGTACTTGACCATTTGAGCCAATGCCTAAACGAGCAACTGCATCGTCTGCACTACCAACAATCAAATCACCTTTAGCGTCAACGACACCTGCTGTGATTACGTTCTTTCCATTAACAGTCGCAGTTGATCCCTCAACTACCAGTCCTGCTTTTACTCTAAAATCTTTTGTTACTGTTGCCATTTTATTATCTCCTTGGTTAAGCCTTCAAACCAGTACGCATGTAGCGTAAGGTAATCGGGGTCTGACTCACCACGGGAACTACAGTTAGTGAGACTGTATCTCCTGCTCTAGAGACGCTAATGGTGCCAATATTCCCATCATTGTCTACTGTCCCATACTCACTGACATTATCATTTGTGCCGTCAGGGACTATGGTTAATTCTGTTGTGTAATATTTATTAGCACCACCAGAAGTTTTTTTAATTGAGATCACATACTTAACTGATCTCCATTCTGAGGCAGTAAAATTATCAAAGATTGTACTGTTCTCAATACCAGCGATTGTTACTTCGTTATTGCCATCTGAACCAAGATCTGTTGATCTTGCAGATGAACTGTCAATTAAGTCAACATAGTCTGCTTGAGTTGGTCTATCCCCTGTCTGAAACAGGGCCTTTACGCTTGCTATTGATATTTTCGCCATGCCTGAATTATATCATATATTTCAAAGTATATAGTTAGAGAAGCCAATTATCTGCAATGGAATTGCTGGTATGTTGCCAAGGCTGTTAGGTATCTTAGTTGCTGTAAATCTTATTCTAAAGGGTAGGAGTGAATTTATACTTACCCCACGATTTGTGTCAACAATTTCTACATTTGGAAAAGAAACAGTTTCAACCACTCTTGTAAAAACAGGAGTATTGCTTTTTATTGTAACGCTTGCCATTAATTTGTAACATCTTCAAGAAGAGTTATCTTGCCTTGGGCAACCGTCCAAACAAGGGTATCTTGTGGAAGACGTAACTCAATATCAAAAATATCATCTGTTCTTAACTGTGCGGTTTGGGCTGCAGTTAGGTTAATCTTAAACTCTCCGTCTTCATCATCTTCATCTTGTGCAGGATTAACTGTAAAAAGTATTGTTGCGGTGTCCGTAATTATTTGAGGATCAACTATTGTGGTTGGTCTTTTAAATTCTGCCTCTATTGTCCAATCAGGAATATTTAAAGGCTGCTGCGTATCATCTGTTAGGTAGACCATAAAGGATGCTGTATCTCCTTTTACAATAGTCCAATTAACAAATGGTGGTGCTTCACCAATGTCGTATGTAGATGCGCCTTGACCTCTATAAGTTGCCATTATGCTAAACCTGCTTTCATTGATCCCCACGTTCCATTGCCTTTTGGCTGTCCAACTACAATTATTCCAGTTGATGCATTTGACTTAGCAACAACTGCTACCGCCCCTGATCCACCAGCAGGAATTGTATCTGTAAGTCCTCCACCATTTGCAACGTATAGGATTTCTCCAGCGGTATATGAAGAAGTATCAATATTTTCAAATATACCAGAAACAATTATTACTCCATCTGACCCGTTAGTAATTGCTGCCTGTGTTATTCCTATCATTGGGAAAGTTGCTAAATCATCTGAGTCACATTTTGCAATTGTTGGTTTTGTTGAGTACCCTGAAATATATACAGGAGTTCCTTTTGCAATTGTTGAGCCTGTTGCATTTCTAACTTCAAGTGAAATAAAAGGAAGACCAACATTTGAAATAACATCTTCTATCCGCTCAGCAAGTGATTGAATGTCTCCATGGACATTTACAGGGTCAGTTAAAACGGGATAAGGAAGATCATAAGTAGTAGTTGCGCCAGTAGCCATAATACTTATTATTATACCACTTTCCGACGTGGAAATTAAAAAGTTATAGAAATGTTACCTAAAGTTTGACTTTGAGGCCAAATTCATGTTATAATTAATACATGCTACCAACGGGTAGCATTTGTTCTCTAGGAGGTTATTATTATGAGAAGAGACAAGAAGGCTTGGATTGGAATCCTAGCATTGGTAGGAGTTGTGGCACCTTTTAGCAACTTTGCGAATGCATCAACTACTGAAAACAACTTACTAATTAAACAGGCTGAAAACCCTGCTGCCACCCACAAGGTGGCTTTTGTTGTTTCTAAAGCAAAAATGTTAGAACGTTATGAAAACAAAACAGATCTTACAGATCTTGAGTTAAAGAAGTTGCTTTCTTTGGTGGGATTTAAAGGCAACGACTTAGTAGTAGCCTGGGCTATTGCTAAGAAAGAATCTAATGGTCGTCCTTTAGCATTTAACGGAAACCATAAGACTGGGGACTCTTCCTATGGAATGTTCCAAATTAATATGATTGACAACCTGGGTCCAGATAGACGTGATAAGTTTGATCTTGACTCTAACGCTGAACTATTCAATCCCGTAAAAAATGCGGAGATTGCATACTATATGTCCAATGGTGGAGACGATTGGTCTTCTTGGAAGGGTATTACTCCAAAGACCAAAGAGTGGATGAAGAGGTTTCCTAAATAATTTTTAGGTAATAAAATACCCCCTTGGAGAAATCCTTGGGGGTTTTTATTTTATATTAAATGGTTTAATTGATATCTACCCATGAGGTAGTTTCTTCGTCCCATGTATAAATTATATAATTTGATTCATCTGGTATTGGAGGGTCAACTGGTGGATTCCAAGTACAGGTTGCTTCATCTAGTAACCAAGATGGGTAAGGTTTTGGTGAGATAAAAGCATCTCTAATCGCATCATATGACATTCCAATAGCGGCATATTGTTTACGAAAGTTGTTATTATATGAGGTTTGTTTCCAATTGGTATACCCGCCAGACCAGTTTTCTAGCCACACAAGTCCTGAAGCCTCTTCATTTAAAGGATCTAATTCTAAGTTATTAATTACAATAATATCAATAACAATATTATTTTCATCTAATTTTGCAAAGTGTGCCATTAGAAAGTTATACTCCCGCTTCCAGTCCATGTATATGTTCTATATCCACCACTAACAGATACGCTTGGGCTTCCAGTTGTTGCTACTGGTGCATTAAGATTGCTTGAATAACGAATGACTACTATTCCGCTATGACCACTGCCACCAGGGCCATATGTGCCCCACGGATTTACTTGGCTTGACCCACCGCCACCGCCGCCGTAGTATGTAGCGTTTCCACCAGGTCCACCATTATGACCAGATCCAGCACCACCACCACCAGAGCCACCAGGTGCTGGTGATCCGTAGTTTGTCCAACCAGTACCGCCACCACCACCTGCATAAGTTACAGATGAACCAGTTATTGAACTAGCCCTACCTGCGCCGCCGTAAGCCTCAGTTGAAGCAAAGGAGCCATCACAATTATTAGTAATTCCGCCTTGCCCACCTGCTCCACCGCCGCCAGACCCGCCGTAATAACTACACGCTCCAAATTGATTTTGTTTTCCACCATCATTTCCTTGCCCAGCAATTCCATTTCCGCCGTAAGACCCACCTCCACCAGAGCCACCGTTTCCACCAGTATCGCTGTAACCGCCATAGCCGCCGCCGCTGCAGGAGATTGAAGAGAATGAAGATCCAGCGCCGCTATTTCCGTTTGCACTACCACCTGCACCGCCTGCTCCACCGCCACCCACTCCTACTGAATAAACAACGCCAGTACTTACTCCTAGAGTTCCTTCTAACATTCCGCCGCCACCGCCACCGCCCATGGTGCCGCCGCCGCTGGTGGGACTTAGTGCGCCGCCGCCGCCGCCAGCAACTACTAGGTACTCAACAGAAGAAACTGTAAAGACAGATGTAACAGAGTTAGAAGCACTGCTTGCAGCAGATGCACCATTTGCATTAGTTGCAGTGACTGTGTAGGTACGAGAACCACCAGTAAGTTCAGTTACTGTGATAGGGCTGGATGCTCCAGTATTAGAACGTCCAGAAGATGAAGTTGCAGTATAGCCAGTGATAGCAGAGCCACCAGTAGCAGCAGATGCAGTAAAGGGAACTGATACAACTCCAGATGTACCACCAGAGGCAGTGCCAATAGTTGGAGCAGAAGGGACAGTGGTTGCAGTTATAGAAGAAGAAGCGCTTGAAGCAGGACTAGTTGCAGATGTATTTGTTCCAGTAACAGTAAAAGTATAAGAAGTGGCAGATTGAAGACCTGTTACAGTCAAGGGTGATCCAGCACCAGAGGCTGTAAATGATCCAGGAGAAGATGTTGCTGTGAAAGATGTAGAGGTTCCGCCTGTAGGAGATGCCGTAAATGCAACGGTAGCAGAACCATTATTATAAGCCCTAGAAGTACCTACATTTGTAGCGGCACCAATAGTAGGTGCATCAGGTACATCAGGAATTGCAGTACCACTCTTAGTTATACCAGATGCATTTGCTCTTTTAATGTTGGCCATGTAAGTATTATACCTTATCTTCTGTTAAAATTATACCCAAGAAATTGTTGTTTCATCCCAAGTGTAGTCTTTAGGATCTGTTTCATCAAATATTGGATAATCAATTGGTGGTTCCCAATTGCAAGTATCTTCATTTAATAACCAAGACTCAAAAGGTTTTGGTGGAATAAAAGCATCTCTGCCTTCATCGTATTTATAGCCAATACCTGCATAGTTCTTGCGGATATTGTTGTTGTAACTTGTACGTTTACAGGTTTGACCTCTAAAGTTTCCATACCAAGTTTCTGTATCTAAGCCTTCAATGGTTTCTGTTTCGTCAATACCAGCAATAACTTCTGTAACAATGTTGTTGCTATCTAAGAATGCGTAATATGCCATTATGCCCAACTCACATTTCCAGTACCAGCAGTAATAGTTGATACTTTAAATCCACCACTTGGTGCTGCTGTTGTACCTGTTAAACCAGCACCAATTGTAATTGTTTTATTGTCAGGATATTTAAGAATAACAATACCCGAACCGCCAGTACCACCATTGCCACCACATTTTGTGCCACCGCCTCCACCGCCAGTATTTGCAGTAGCGCCATAGCCAGAATGTCCGTTATTACGGCCTCCACCGCCACCTCCTGCGCCGCCACCACCAGGAGATCCTGTTTCGGCTTCGTAACTACATCCATTTTGACCTGCACCTCCAGTACCGCCACCACCACCACCATAAGTAACTGATACCCCTGTAATAGAAACTGCTACACCTGAACCACCAGCACCGCCATTATCAACACTTCCATTATTACCAACGGCACCAGCACCGCCGCCGCCGCCAGCGCCAGCACCCGAAGGACCAAACACATTACTGTTATTTGAACCCGAACCACCTCGGAAGCCTTGACCAGAAGTACCTGCTGGTTGAAGATTAGAGTTATTACAGGAACCTCCGCCGCCTGAGCCTCCAGAAGTATTAACTGTACCACCACCCAAAGATGTAACAGTAGAAAATACAGAATTAGAACCGTTAGTCGAAGCAGGACCACCTGCACCAACAGTTACTGTATAACCAACACCACCTGTAACAGGTAATGCGGTTTCTAAACTTCCACCGCCGCCAGTTGCAGTAACGGTTGAACGCAGACCACCTGCTCCACCACCGCCACCACCTGCTGGAGCCATTCCTCCACTACCTCCGCCTGCACCACCAGCAACAACTAAATAATTAATAGTAAGTGCAGGAGTTATTGCATTAGATGCAGCAGATTCTGGACCAACAGCAGTTGAGTTTGTTCCTTTAACTTTAAATGTATAGGCAGTTCCATCTGTTAATCCAGCAACTGTAATAGGAGAGGCACCTGTTCCTGTAAATCCACCAGGAGTAGAGGTTGCTGTAAATGTTGTTACTGTGCCACCAGTTGCTGCTGCTGTATATGCAACTGAAACTGAATTACCAGTTGCTAAATCTGTGACGGCACCAATAGTAGGAGCATCTGGAACATCAGGAATAGGAGTAATGCCTGACATAACGTTCCTTAATGAAAATTTTTCATTGCTTGCTCTACGTACTGACATACTAGTATTATACTCTGTTTATTCCGTTGGAATTTCTACCCAAGAGGTAGTTACTTCATTCCAGATATATAGTTTGTCATCTGTGGGTCTAGGTGTAGGTGCTTCCCACAAACAAGTTTCTTCATTTAATAGCCATGAATCAAAAGGTTTTCCTGGTATAAAAGCATCACGAGTTTCATCGTAAGTAAATCCGATACTAGCGTAGTTTTTACGTATGTTTCCATTGTAAGAAGTACGAACACACTTCTGTCCCCTGAAATTTCCATACCAAACTTCAGGAGTTAATCCATCAATCAGTTCAGTCTCGTCAAGTCCAGTAATAACTTCAGTTACTCTATTATGATCGTCTAAAAGTGCGTAATGTGCCATTATGACCAACTCACAGTTCCACTACCAGAAGTGATAGTTGTTGTTTTAAATCCACCAGCAGGACCAGATGTTGAACCAGAAACCCCACTAAGTGAGATTGTTTTAGAGTCTGGATATTTAAGAATTACGATGCCAGAACCTCCATTACCGCCATTTGCTGAACCGCCTGAATAACCAACACCACCACCTCCACCGCCAGTATTAGCACTACCAGCAGGTCCAGTTGTTGAAGAAGATCCTCCATTAGCACCGCCGCCTGTACCACCAGTACCAGGACCAGAAGCATTTTGATTACCACCACCACCGCCACCTGCGTAAGTAACACCGTTAATTGATGAAGCAGCACCGTTACCACCAGAACCTGCAGGGAATTGTGGAGCCAGTCCTCCAGCATCACCACCTGCAGCACTTTTACCGCCACCACCAGCGCCTGCATATCTTGAAGAAAGAGTATTAGTTCCACCATTACTTCCTTGGCCACCAACTCCAGCACCGCCACCACGAGAACCGCCTGCACCGCCACCACCAGCACCGCCGCCAGAACCGCCGCCGCCGCCGCCTGCGTTATCATTGCCTCCAGCACCTCCGCCGTATGCAGTTATAGAATAAAAAACGCTATTTGAGCCTGTTGATGAAGCACCGCCACCACCACCAACCGTAACGGTATGGTTAGTAGAAGCAGGAACCTGACTTACTGAACCATCTAACATTCCACCTGCGCCGCCGCCACCGCCAGTATTGTTAGAACCGCCTCCACCTCCTCCAGCAACAACTGTATAACTAACTGTAAATCCAAAAGTAGAAGTTAAAGAATTAGATGCAGAAGATGCAGCAGATGTACCGTTTGCGTTAGTTGCAGTAACTGTATAAGTATAAGTACCACTAGTAATTTCAGTTACTGTAATAGGGCTGGATGCTCCAGTATTAGAACGTCCAGAAGATGATGTTGCAGTAAAAGTTGTTATAGCAGAACCACCTGTTCCGCCTGCGGTAAATGGTACAGATACAACACCACCTTCTCCGCCGCCAGATGCAGTTCCAATAGTAGGGGCTTGAGGAACAGTTGTTGCTGTTATAGAAGAAGATGCAGCAGATTCAATACCTACTACGCTTGTAGATGTAACTCCTGTTGCTTTAAATGTATAAGATGTTGCACTTTGCAATCCCGTCACGGTAAGTGGAGAAGCACCACTAGCAGTATATGAACCTGGTGTACTAATAACATTATATGTAGCAGGAGTTCCACCTGTTGCAACCGCTGTTATTGTAACAGTAGCAGAACCATTGTTATATG